CAGCATATATTAGTAAAATGAAAGACCTGGCAGGTGTATTAGCGGCTGAAGATACAGTAACAGAAGAATACACACCATCAGTAGGTGATCAAATTGTTACAGTCAAAGGTACTAAAGGTACAGTTGAAACAGTAACAGACGAAGCAGTTGAGTTTAGAACTGAAACTGGTAAACTGTTAAGAACTGCTATTTCAAATGTACAACCTGACGCAGTTAACGAAGATGATGTAGACGAAGGTAATGAATTTTCATTAGCACTTGCTAACGCTAAACGTGATGGCAAAAAAGAGTTTGAAGTAGATGGTAAAATATATAAAGTAGAAGAAAACTACGTTGAGAGATTAAAAACATTAATCAATTGGTAATGTAGTTTTTGACAAACCCTCAAAGAAAGCACATAATTTAGTTTATGTGCTTTTTTTATGACCATTTGGTAAAATATACCAATATTATTGTTGACAGCATAAATAAATTATATTACACTATTAAGGTAGTGTTTTATTAGGCACACATTAAGGCAAATTATTATGGCACATAAAGGAGAAATACATTATGGCAAGTTTAGCAGATATTAGAGCAAAATTACAGGCGGCAGAATCACGCAGTCAAGGCAACAACCAATCATACACCGGTGATAACGCAATTTATCCACACTGGAACATCAAAGAAGGCGAATCAGCAACAATCAGATTCCTTCCAGACGCAGATCCAAACAACACATTCTTTTGGGTAGAACGTAACATGATCCGTTTACCATTTAACGGCGTTAAAGGCGAAATGGATAATAAGAACGTATTAGTTCAAGTACCATGTGTAGAAATGTGGGGTGATTCGTGTCCTATTCTAGCAGAAGTTAGAACATGGTTTAAGGACAGTTCATTAGAAGAAATGGGTCGTAAGTATTGGAAAAAGAAATCCTACGTATTCCAAGGTTTTGTTAGACAAAATCCTTTAGAAGATGACACAACACCAGCTAATCCTATTAGACGTTTTATTATGAGTCCTCAAATCTTTACTCTTATTAAGTCAAGTTTAATGGATCCAGATATGGAAGAACTACCAACAGATTATACAAATGGTTTAGACTTCCGTGTAACTAAAACACAAAAAGGTGGTTATGCTGATTATACAACATCACAATGGGCAAGAAAAGAGTCTGCATTAACAGAAGCAGAACAAGCCGCAGTTAACGAACACGGCTTATACACACTTGCTGACTTCTTACCTAAGAAGCCTAGTGAGCAAGAACTTAAAGTTATGAAAGAAATGTTTGAAGCATCAGTAGATGGCAGACCATATGACGCAGAGCGTTGGGGTGCTTACTACAGACCATCAGGCATGCAGGTTCCACAAAACGCACCATCAGTTAGTGTTACACCAGCACCAACAGCAACTCCTGTACAGGAAACAGCACCAGCGGCTACTCCTGAACCAACAGTTGCTCCTGCACCAGCAGTTGAAACAGCACCGGCTCCAGAGCCAGTAGCAGAAACAGCGGCGGCACCTGCAGGTGGATCTAAAGCAGAAGATATTCTTGCTATGATCCGTGCAAGAAAATCATAATAAGTAGTTGTGATATTGGGCGGTAATTTAATTTTACCGCTCAATCTTTCTTTATAACTATTATTATGAAAATAGCAATTACAGGACACTCTTCTGGCATTGGCCAAGCACTAACACGTCAATATAAACAGCGTGGACATACCGTTATAGGTCTTTCCAAGCGAGATGGAAATGATATACGTAATATAAATCGTGTAGCAGATCAAATTGAATCGTGTGATATGTTTATTAACAATGCACAGCAAGGCTTTGCACAAACAGATTTATTGTTTGAAATACACAATAGATGGAAAGGTCAGGAAGGTAAAGAAATTATAGTTATTAGTACTATGATGACTATGTCAGGTCCTGATTGTGATGAGCATATTCCATATTACTCACAGAAGGTTGCATTAGAAAATGCTAGTTTGCAATTAGCATTATCCACACTGTGGCCTAAAATTACATTAATTAGACCTGGAGAAGTTAATACAGGACCACACAGTAGCACTCAAGCCTGTGATGTAGATGCCTGGGCAGAGTCAATGATTAACATTATTGAATCAGTTAAACCCGGACTACGAGTATATGAATTTGCACTTGGTGTAGATTATGGACAGTAAAACTTACCTAACAAATAAAAACTTTTGTCCTATTCCATGGACTGGATTTATGTACAATGGGGACGGAACAGTGCAAAATTGTATTCGTAATCGTTTACCCATTGGCAATTTAAAAGATAATACATTAAAAGAAATACTAGATCAGAATACTGAAATAAAACAAACAATGTTAGATAACAAACCTGGGCAAGGATGTCAAGGGTGTTATCAATTAGAGGCAGGTAAAAAAAGTTTTGATATTGTTAGTGATAGAGTATTTTATCTTAAAGAACTACGTAACACATCGTTGGACACATATAAAACTACAGATCAATTTGACTTACACAAAATTGATATAAGATGGTCAAATTCATGTAACTTTTCCTGCGTATATTGTGGTCCAGAATATTCAAGTAAATGGGTAGCTGAATTAAAACTTGAAAAGCCACAGGTTCCAGCTGAACGTGTAGAAGAACTTAAACAATTTGTTTTTAGTAATGCACATCAACTAAAACATGTATACATGGCTGGCGGTGAACCATTATTAATGAAAGAAAATGAAGAACTACTTAAATTATTATTAGAAGTAAACCCTGATGTTAATTTAAGAATAAACACTAATTTAAGTAAAACAGGCACACCTGTGTTTGACTTAATATGTCAATTTAAAAATGTACATTGGACAATAAGTGTAGAATCAATGGAAGATCAGTTTGAGTATATTAGATATGGTGGTAAGTGGCAAGACTTTTTAGACAACTTAGAAATAATAAGAAACTTAGATCATAAAGTAAGTTTTAATATGTTATGGATTCCTTTAAACTATCTTTCAATATTTGATTGTATTAAGTTTTTACAAAAGCTAGGATTTCATAACAACAGTTTTATTGTTAATCCAATTGAATCACCAGTATTTTTTGATATAAGAAATTTACCCGATTCTACATTGACCTATCTCAAAGACTTATTACAAGAAAAAATTGATGCTAATCCAGGATACCTATTAGAAGACAGTTATCGTAATATGTTAAATTTCTTAGATAGACCATTTGAAAAGAAAAAAGATATTTTATTAACATACTTAAAAAGATTAGATCAACTTAGAAAACTACACAGCAAACAACTCTTTAAGGAAATGTATAAATGCTTACACGGTTAGATGACATACTGTTTCCAAATAGAGTTGAAGTCTACGACTTTCATGAAATTAATAAGTTTTTTTATCCTATCTTTAAATGTGGTAGCACATCAATGGATGCTATTGCTCAGGACAAAAATTTTAAAAAAATAATCAATGAGCAAATTAGGAAACTTAGTGTTGTAGATGTGTTTATTAGAAATCCAAAAGAACGCTATATTAGTGGAGTACAAACATATCTGTATAACAATACCCATCTCAATGTGGATACTGTTAAGCACTATCTTAAGCAAGGTATAATATTGGATAGGCATTTTGCACATCAATATCAATGGATAATTAATCTTGCAAGATACTTAGATACAGATGCAAAAATTTATTTTCATAATATTAATATGATGAATCAGTATTGTCAAAATATCAATATTGTTAAAGATAAAAACACAGACATTGATTTGTTAGATGTTGTTAATAGTCCGGGACTGGCAACAGCATTTACTATAGATCAGATTATTTTAGATGAATTAACTGGACAAAGCTGGACAGTTAAAGAAATGTTTAATCATCTTAATGAAAGATGTCCAACAGAATACTCAACCCTGATAGGAAAGGCATATCATGTTTTGCCCAAGATTTAACCACTTTGCTAGATTGAACGAAGACGGCACAGTTAGTCGTTGTGGACATATGGTTGATGCTCCACGCTTTAATTCCTATGAAGAAATGGAATCCAGTGACTGGGCTCAGAAATTAAAACAGGCCGAAACACATCCTAATGAATGTGTACGCTGTCAAATAACTGAACAAACAGCCAAACAAAGTATTAGATTAGACACACAAAGTAGACATACGTTACTTAAAAAATTCCACAGTGATTACTTAATTGTAGGTGGGGTGCTAGATAATGTTTGTAACTCTGCTTGTCAGTTTTGTTATGAAGGATTGTCAACTACTATAGGCAGTTTAAAGAAAAACATTATTAAATTAGAAAACGTTACTGCTTTTGATAGCCTACCACAAGATCGTATAGTAGAATTAGATATAAACGGTGGCGAACCAAGTTATAGTAAAAACTATAAACGGTTGTTAAACAACTTACCACCTAATGTTAAAATAGTTAGAATAAACACTAACGGCACAACGGTAATACCGGAAGTAAAAATGCTGTTAGAACGTAAGATTAAAGTTACAATTACTTTAAGTTTTGATGGTACTGAACAGGTTAATGAATATGCACGGTGGCCTGTAAGTTGGAAAAAATGGGACCAGGTGGTAAAAGAGTATAAACAATTAGCAGACACTAGTAACTTAATAGAACTAGGATTTTGGAGTACTCTGAATGTGTTTACTATCTGTGATTTGGAAAATATGTTGCGTTATGCAGACTCTGTAGGAATACCTTTTAGTTATGGATTACTAGAGTTTCCTGAACAACTAAGCATAAAAGCCACAAACCCATTTACACTACGAGCAAAAGAACTTTTCCAAAAAACGGACATATTGTTGCTCAAACAACTTGAACATTTAGTAGCATCAAGTTATAATAACACAAAAGAACTAGTGGACTTTGTAACAGAGCAGGATAAACTGCGTGGTATAAGTTACCAAGACTACTTTGACATAGAACTAGGAGAATAGCATGGCCAAACCATTTGATGTAAGTAAGTTTAGAAAGAGTATCAGCAAAAGCATTGCAGGACTATCAATAGGATTTAACGATCCAACAGACTGGGTATCAACAGGTAATTATGCCCTTAATTATTTGATTTCGGGAGACTTTACTAAAGGTATTCCGCTAGGCAAAGTAACTGTGTTTGCTGGTGAATCAGGTGCGGGTAAAAGTTATATCTGTTCAGGTAACATTGTTAAAGAAGCACAAAAGCAAGGCATCTTTGTTGTCTTAATTGATAGTGAAAACGCCTTAGATGAAAATTGGTTACAGGCATTGGATGTTGATACATCTGAAGATAAGCTACTTAAACTCAACATGGCCATGATTGATGATGTAGCAAAAACTATCAACGACTTTATGGGCGAATATCGTGCTATGGCAGAAGAAGATCGTCCTAAGGTACTATTTGTTATTGACAGTTTAGGTATGTTACTAACTCCTACAGATGTTGATCAGTTCCAAAAAGGTGACTTAAAAGGTGATATGGGACGTAAGCCTAAAGCACTAACAGCCTTAGTTCGTAACTGCGTTAACATGTTTGGTTCTGCTAACGTTGGCATGGTATGTACTAACCACACTTACGCAAGTCAGGACATGTTTGATCCAGATGATAAAATATCAGGTGGACAAGGCTTTATCTATGCTTCAAGTATTGTTGTTGCTATGCGTAAACTAAAACTAAAAGAAGACGAAGATGGTAACAAAGTATCAGATGTTATGGGTATTAGAGCCGCATGTAAAATTATGAAGACTCGTTATGCTAAACCATTTGAATCAGTACAGGTTAAGATTCCATATGAAACAGGTATGAACCCATATTCAGGATTAGTTGATATGGCTGAAAAAGCAGGCTTACTAGTTAAAGATGGTAATAGACTACGTTTTGGTGAACCAGACAGTGCTGGTGAAATTAAACAGTTCCGTAAAGCCTGGGAATCAAACGAACAAGGTTGTTTAGATAAGGTTATGGAACACCTCAAAAATCAATCAAAAGAAGTAAATATAGCAGATGTAGAGGCAAGTATCGATGTTGCTACAGAAATGGAAATGAAAGCAATAGACGAAGCCGAAGCAGTTCAAACAGAGGAGACAGAGGAATAAAATGCTGAACGCAATCGCTGATATTTTTGAAACACTTAAAGGCCATATCAATGAAAGTCACTATAAAGAGGCCGCTATTGATCTAGTACATACTCTAGTAGATGTACAAGGTGTCAGCCCAAAAGAAATTAAAGAATCAAATCTATATGAGGATGATGACATCAAAGATGCACTATTAGATTATGACGAAACTCTCGACGACGATGATGATGGTTTAGATCCTTGGGGCGATGAGTATGAAGAAGACGACAATGAAGGCGAGGATTATTAATGAGTTGGTATAGTGATGTTACAAAAGACATTTCAAAAATTCCTGACATGTTATTACATTATGAAAATGAATTAATTAAAGCAAAACAGGAATGCTCAATATACGGTAATGTAGAAAAGAACATTAGAGACTTACCTGGCATCACAGAACATCGTTTTAATCAATTACAAGAAATTGAAGCAATTTTAAACTATCTAAATATACAGTTACGTAAGATTAGACGTAAGCACTTTCAGAAGTATTTAGAAGCATATCAAAGAGCATTGACATCACGTGATGCAGAAAAGTATGTAGATGGCGAGGATGAAGTTATTGACTTTGAAACACTGATCAATGATGTTGCTTTACTTAGAAACAAATGGCTAGGCATACTAAAAGGCTTTGAAAGCAAAAACTTTATGTTAGGTCATGTTGTTCGCTTAAGAACATCAGGCATGGAAGATATTAGTGTATAAACAGTTATTTGACAAAGAAGCACATCAACTGAGTTTAGAAACGTTAGAGTTACTAGACCAACACCCAGACTTTATGGAGTCTATAGGTACTATGCTAGACATAGGTTGTGGACTTGGCCATGACATGTATTGGTGGGCAACACGTACAGTTGAAGATGAAAATGAACGTCAAATACCATTGAATATCAAATGTACCGGTGTTGATATTAAAAATAGATTTGATAAAGATCTAAAACATCACAATATTGTAGAAATAGTTGAGGCTGACATGGAAAACACAGGCCTTAAACCAAATTCATTTGATGTTATTAACGCACCTAATATACTTCAATATGCAATTAATCCTTTGCAAACACTAGGACATTGGTATGACCTGTGTAGAGATAATGGTATGTTAATCGTTAGTGTACCTGAAACCACCTGTGTAGAAAGAACTAAAATTATTTCTGACCAATATTCAAATGAATACTATCACTGGACATTAGTAGGTCTAATACACCAGTTAGCAATAAATGGTTGGGATTGTAGTGGTGGTTTCTTTAAAAAAGATCGTAACGATCCTTGGATACACGCCATTGTCTACAAACAACCTAATTTTAAAAAATTAGATTATAAAACTGCTACCTGGTTTGATTTAGCAGAACAAAATCTTATTCCTGAATCAGCAGTAAAAAGTCTTAATCAACGCAACTATGTTAGTCAACAAGATCTAGTGCTTATGTGGTTAGACAAAAGCATAAGAGACTTCCGCACATACTAATAAATATAAACTTAGTAGTTAATTATTAAGTTTAATGTCAATACCTCATACAGTAATCAATGTTTTTATAGGATGGGATTCACGTGAACCCATAGCCGCAGATGTTTGTGCCTACAGCATATTAAAACACGCTTCTGCTCCTGTTAAAATACATTACCTCAAACTAGATGAGCTAGAACGTGACAAGATAATAACACGTAAGCGTGAACATACAGCATCAACAGAATTTACTTACACAAGATTTTTAGTTCCTTACTTAATGAACTATCAAGGTAAAGCAATATTTTGTGACTGTGATTTTTTATGGACACAAGATATTAAAGAAGTTTACGACAATATTGATGAGTTTGGCAATTCTGTTTCTGTAGTTCCTCATGAAAATTATGGATACAGTCCAAAAACAAAATTAAAAATGGACGGTAAAACACAGTCTGTGTATCCTAAAAAGAATTGGTCGTCGATGATGGTATTTAATTGTGAGCATAGAGATTGTCGTAGACTGAGTTTAGATAATATTAATAAACAACCGCTAAGTTACTTACATAGATTTGAATGGACAAAAGAATCTAATATAAGATTTTTACAACCAACTTGGAACTGGTTGTCAGGTTATTATGAAGAAAAGGATTGGGGTAAACCTGGTGCCATACATTATACAGATGGCGGTCCTTGGTTTGACGACAATACCTTACCTAAAGAATATCAACTAGCAGGCATAGGCAGTTGGAGTCAAGTACAGTATGGTGATCTTTGGTTAGAGTATTTAGACGAATATAACCAACAGCAAGAACAAGACTTAAAAAGAATAGTTGGAGTAGATCAACTTCAATATTCTATAGAATATAAAAAGTATTTTACAGATCTTAAAAAAATATTAGACGATGTACATCATGTATATGATGATACACCTAAGTTAGCAGACTTTGTTAATAGATTAAAAAATCATCACAAAACAGATTCAGTATTAGGAATAAGCGATATGGAAGAATTAAGTGAATCATTGATTAAAAAAGGTTATAAGTGGGACAAAGTAGTAGATTTTTTTACTACAGGCGCAGGCGGAAGTTTGACTGATTGGAAAACAGTTTACGAAGGACATGCTGATCAGGATACTAGACCTATTGTGTTTAGAGGTATAACCAAACGACACATCTTTGATTGGTGCCGAGAAAAGAATAGAGACTTTTATTTTGTTGATACTGGCTACTATGGCAACGGTAAATCAAAACTATGGCATAGAGTAACTAAAAATAGTTTACAGTATTGCGGAGAGTTAAGAGATGTGCCCAGTGACCGTTTTACTAAAGCAAACGGATATACTAAAAAGTTTACATCAGGCAGTAAGATATTAGTAGTACCTCCTAGTGATAAAGCTATGAGCTTTTATGGTGAAGATTTAGATGTCTGGATGGAAACAACTATAAAAGAAATTGAAAAATATACAGATAGGCCCATTGAGATACGTTTAAAGAAAACAAGAAAGGAACGTGTGCTTGAAGATACCATACAAAAAGCTCTCCTGGATGACGTACATTGTACAGTAACTTATAATTCAATAGCCGCTGTTGAATCTTTAATGGAAGGTAAGCCTGCTTTTGTATTAGGACAAAATGCGGCCTCACCGTTGTGTTCAAACGATCTTAGTTTATTAGAAACACCAGTTATACCAACAGAAGATGAAGTATACTATCTACTTTGTAATCTTGCCTATCATCAATTTACGCAAGGTGAACTTCAGGACGGTACAGCCTGGAGATTATTACAGGAGTGGTATAGTAAGTGAGAGTAGCAGTTTATCTATCGGGCATACCTCGACTGAGTAAAAACGAATTTAAAAAAATGATTTTAAATAGTTGGGCTCAAGGTGTTGCACTTGCTGGAGATCAGGTTATTGTAGTTGAGGATAATCGTGTTATTCCTAATTGTGATGTTGCTGTTATTCAGGGTTATGTTCATGAAGGTAGTAAACAAGCACCTCATTTAATGATTAGAAAAAACGCAATAGATCATCAACGTCAGCATGGTAAACATAGTTTAATTATTGATAGCAATTTGTTTCAATTTTTAGATATGTCAGATATTAACAAGTATCAACGGTATGGATTAGATGGAATATTTGCCAACGATGCTTGGTATTTTGATCAAGACAGAGATCTAACTCGCTGGAATAAAATTAAAAGAAACTATAAATTTGTAGATGTTGATTGGCATACTGGTCCTGAAATATTGTTATGTCTACAACGCAACGGTGGTTGGTCAATGAATGGCGCTAATGTCATTGAGTGGGCAACTCAAACTATTAATCATATTAGAACAAAAACACAGAGAGATATTATTGTTAGAGGCCACCCAGGTGACCTACTTACACTAGATCAACTTGATATATCTCCCTGGACTAATATTAGAAAACAACGTCCCTTAGACATTAACATAACAGAACAACTAAAACGTACTCATGCTACTGTAACGTACAACAGTTCTCCTGGAGTAGCAAGTATAATGTCTGGGGTTCCTGTATTTGTTACAGATCCTGTTCCTAAACGTAGTCAGTGTTATCCTATTTGTAATACTGATCTTAACAACATAGAAAATCCTGAATTGTTTGATAGAAATGATTTCTATCATAGACTAAGTCAATGCCATTGGTCTACAGATGAAGTTACTCGTGGCAGTGCCTGGCATTTTATGAGAGAAAGATTACCTAAGTCTTAATAACTGATTTCCAGTAATCAACGTTTTGATTTATTCCTTGATTTTTTATAGTAACATCATCAGATAAACTGTGTCCTAGCTCTTTACGCCTGGTGCCTTTCATATGATCCATTACTGTTCCTAACTTACTAGCAATAAAAGGATGCCCTGGACCTTTGCCTTGTAGCTCGGGCGACAGGTTAAAGAATTCTGTATTTTTTGTTTGCTGATATTGCTGACGTAGTACATCAAATACATAACTGTCATGAAACTCTTTTAAATTAAATATACCTTCGTTAACATATAAGTCTTTCCAAGAAGACATAAAGTCCTGACAGTCACGATGTTTTGTGTTATATGCTACCCAGCCACATTCGCTATGATATTTGGCTCTACGACCTAGGTAACTAACAAAATTGCTACTAGGACATACTTCTGCTAAGAATGATTCAGTTACAGGTGCAAACGTTTTTGAGTCAGCATCTAACCATATTACCCAGTCATAATCTAGTGTGGTACAAGCATCAATTACGGTAAATACTTTATTACTAAATCTAACGGCATCCCACTTAAAGTTATTGTCTTTAAATGGCAGGCCAGACTCTTTCATCTGCAGTCCATTAGCCCACGGAACATTTTTAAATTTATTCTTAAAGTTAACCAGATCAAGGCAACGTTGATGCAAATCAAAGATGTGTACATTAGGTTTAGTAGTTATGGGTTTGCAGTCTTCTGCATAGCAGTATAAGTCCACCGTGTCTGGCCAATATTGCTCAAACGTGTCAATCATTGTTTGTGCGTATTGTGTTAATCCTGGTGGGTGAAATGTAGTGATGACAGCATATCTCATATAAGTATTTACACACATATGAAAACACTTACGTATTTTCCGGACTATTGTAGTTTAAACTCAAAGCCGGTCATAGAAGCATTCTTAGAGAGTGCAAAGAAACATTACAGAATAGTTGAAAACGATTTAAATGCAGACATAGCCGTTATATGGTCTTGCTTATGGGCAGGTCGTATGCGTGGCAACTATGATGTTTATCAGCACTTCAAAAACCTTAATAAACCATGTCTAATCCTTGAAGTAGGCGCCCTACAACGCAACTTTACCTGGAAAGTAGCCGTAAACCACATCACAGCACAAGGTCATTACGGACATACTGTTAATTTAGATTGGGATAGACCAAGGAAACTAGGCTTACCGGAACTAGCACCACAGCGTAGACACTATGCTAAAGAACCTATACTAATTTGTCTACAACACGCTAAAAGTGAACAAGTAAGCGAACTACACGGTATAGAACATTGGTTACAAGAAGAAATACAAACAATTGAACAGCACACAGATAGACCCATGGTTATTAGGCCACATCCTAGATCAGTGTTTGATAGAACAGAGTTTTTAGATTATCAATTTGAAACACCTCAAAAATTATCCGATACCTATGATGACTTTGATCTTAAATTTAACTATTGGGCAACAGTAAACTATAATTCAGCAGGTCCTGCTGTACAAAGTTTGATACAGGGCTGTCCAGTTATTGTTGATGAAACTAGTCTAGCCTATCCATGTAGTAATAAGTACACTGACTTAGACGATCCTGTTATTCCAGATAGAACACAATGGTACGTTGAAATAGCACATACAGAATATACAGTGGATGAAATTAAAAATGGTGTTTGGTACAATAGACTACAATGGGCGATAGAGTAATAGACTTTGGCTGTTTAATACACGGCAATTATTATAGTTGGGACTATGTTGATATACTGCACGACAGTATTCAACGTAATGTTTCTAATCCCATACGCTTTCATGTTTGGACAGAACAAGAACGTGATGTTCCTAACAAATATATAAAACACACACTAACATCACAGAACAGCGAAGGTCCAAAAAAGGCCTGGTGGTACAAAACACAATTATTCAATCCTAAACTGTACGCAGGTCCTATTATCTATATGGACCTTGATGTTATTATTACAGGTAACCTAGACTGGATGAGTAAACTGTCAATGCAAAACTTCTGGGCTGTTAGAGACTTTAAATGTATATGGAAACCTCATAGACGAGCCATTAATTCTAGTGTTATGGTGTTTGATACTACTAACTATGAACATGTCTGGACTAAATTTAAAGATAATTCAGATCGAATAATGTTTCAATATCACGGTGATCAGAATTATATTGATACTGAAATAGTTGAAACTAAAAGACAACTACCTGAAAACAAAATAAAATCGTATCGCTGGCAAGTATTACATGGAGGAATAGATGTTAAAACAAGAGGATATCCACACAAAGACGAAATAGATATTAAGTTAGATGTTGATACCAGTATTGTAGTATTTCACGGAGATCCTAAACCACACGAAATAAACAATAATTTAATTGAATACTGGCAGAAAGATAAATAAACGTAGCAAGGCATGCTTAAATACGGAGATTAAAAAATGGCAAGAACTTTTAAACAATATGGATGTGCTCATGACGCATCCGGATCACTAAATGTAGTGGTCACAGTAGGAGGAGTCGAAGTCTATAATGGCGCGGTAACTGCAGATACTGACGCACACACAGATGGCGACAAACCTGAAAACGAATTATTTTCGTTTGAGTTAGACGAAGCAGTATCTGGCGATACATCCTGGGAAGTTACAGTTACAGGCACAGATGATACAGCTGATTTAGGATTAGGTAAATTAGAATGTAATGGTGTAGGACATCCAAATGTTACTATTCCATTAAGTTACTTTCTTGACAAAGCAAAAGCAAACGGTGATGACTGGTCAGTACCATTTTCGGCAGAAGATCAAGCATACATCGCTAACACTGTTGGAGAAACAAGATTAGGTACTGAAGTTTATAATAAATTATTAGCAGGTACATCACAACCAACAGTAGACGCACCAGTAATTATGGTTGCTAACGAAGAAGAAGGTGAAGATTTAACTCACTTTATGCGAGTAGATAAAACTTTATCGAATGGTCAACTTAACGGTGAAGCATATGATGTAACACCTGAAGGTATGTGGCCAATAGTTGGTAATGGCGAAACATTAACAATGACAGCCAATTTAACTATTCCAACTTGGGCATACGATCCAGCTTTTTAATTTATCCGTAACAAACTCTACCACTGAGCTAAAATAGAAGAAGCACTACTAAATGTAGTGCTTTTTTTATGAATATTACCCCTTAAACACACAATATATAGTCTTTTCTCTTGACAAAAAATACAGAATAGTCTATAATTATGGATATAAACTAATAAATTAAGGAGAACCTATGAAGAAAACAGCAGACCAAGTAGCATACGAGCGTTTAATACAAAAATTTAATACATTAGAACACGGACTTATCTGTGCAATAGTTGGCGTTTATTTTACTGTGGGTACACTAGTATATCACCTATATTTTGGTTGACCAAAAAATCCAAATTTGCTATAGTATTATTGTTAGGTAAACATATTTAGGAGCGAAACGTGGACTTAAACAAATTAATTGACAGATACATAGCAGGTTTACAACGTGACTTTGATAGTCAAGGACTCACTCACGTAAAAAGAGGATTTGCCGCACAAGAAGGTCGCAAGTATATTAAAATAGTTGACGGTTATGTTGAAGATAACGGCGAACTTGAATCACGTAGCGTTGTTGCTTTTATTGAAAAAACAACAGGCGACGTTTACAAACCAGCAGGTTGGAATGCACCAGCAAAAGGGGTTAGATTTAACTTGTATAAAGACATTGATTACTTAGAAAATAATTGTGGTTCAGGCCACTTATATAGATAAGGAGACAGTTATGGGTTTAGATATGACAGCATACAGTCGAGCAAAAACAACTAGTAAAAAATCTAGAGAAATTAGTTACTGGAGAAAGCATCCTAACTTACATGGCTTTATGGAAAAGTTATGGAGAGCTAAAACTGGTAACACAGAAGATAGTTTTAATTGTGTTGAAGTTGAACTAACACTTGACGATCTTGAGTTGTTAGAGAACTCTGTTCTAATGCGTGATCTTCCAGAAACACAAGGCTTCTTCTTTGGCGGTCCAGCAGACGAATACTACAAAGATCAAGACTTGGCTTTTATTGCAGAAGCCAGGGGTGAACTTGCTGGTGGCAGAAAAGTTTATTACAATTCATGGTGGTAGTATGAGTTACGAAGAATATATAAATCAAAATCTATGGGCACAAGTTGAAGAAGTGTCCATAGATAATATTACCAAGTTAGATCAACAGTTAACTCAAATGGGTATCAGCATTGATGCTAACGATCTAGAAGATATATTAGATCTAATTAAAGAAAAAGTAATGAAAACGGTTGACAATTAATTACTAAGATCTTATACTATTAAAGTTAGGTAAACATATTAAGGAGCGAATATGTCAGCAAAG